GCCATCTTGGTCATGAACTCCTGCATGGTCATCATCAGGATCTTCATGGCGGCAAGACCGACTACAGCACCCTTAAGATCCATCCCGGCAAGAATCCGGACAGCAGTTGCCATCAAGATCATGGCTGCACCCATAGCGATGAGCATAGCCACAATACGAACGCTGTCGTTCTTGAAGGCCACCATCTTGGTCATGGACTCAAGCATGTCATCCATCATCTTGAAGAGATACTTCAGGACAGCCAGTGTGACGAGGAGCTTCGGAGCCGGAACAAGAGACATCAGGATCAGCGCCCCGGCAAGAACACCGAGAGCAATGGCGATCGTTAGAAGAGCCTTAGCCTTAACCTTCTGCTCGAATGCCTCGAGGACTCCGCCGAGCTTATCGAAGACGTTACCGAGCTTGTCAGCAACATTTCCGATCTTGTCAAAGTTCTCCTTGAAGGAGTTGATCCATCGAGTAAAGGCGATAAGCACTCCTCCGCCAATGGCCCCGACAAGGATCTTGCCCATGTCATAGGACTTGAGATTGGAGTTTGCCTGACTCATCGCGGTACCGATAGAGCCGAATGCATTCTTAGCGCCTTCCTTCACCTTGGGGGCAAAGGTGTTGACCACAAAGTCCTTGAACTCGATGAACTTCTGCTTGATCGTGTCGAAGAGTTCCGGGAGGTGAACTGCTCGAGCGACCTGCTCGATGTCCTCGAACCACTTCTTAAGGAAGTTCTCCTTGGCGGCCTGACCAGTTTCCTTAGCAGCCTGGGCTGCGGCGGTTCCAACCTCGGAGACAGCACCAGCCGCCTCCTTAGCCTTAGCCTTGACCTCGCCGTGGCCGTTAACCCAGTCGCGGAAAGAGACGGCTACTTCCTTGACCTTACCACCGATGTCGGAGAAAGCCTTACCAAGGTGGTCCCAAACACTACTATTTTGAATGGTGTTCCACGTATCGACAAGTGCATCCTTCAGCTCAATGAGTTTCTCCTTGAGCCACTGGACTTTCTCAGAAATCTTGAGCTTCTGACCGAGTTCATCGAACTTGGTTCCCAGAGAAGCGACAATTGCCTCAGCCGAAGACATGTCTCCTAGGTTGAAGCCCTTGAAGTAGTCAGACAGAGCGGCTTTACCGGAGATCAGCTTAGCCTTAAGCTTGTCGCCAACACTTCCGGCGAACTCGTTGATCTTGGACTTGGCCTTGTCTACTCCGCTGTGGATGGAATCCATCGCGGCAGAGAACTCTCGACCAATTACCGAGTTCTTAAGAGCGTCCTTGACGAGTCCGAACTTCGAAGCGAGGTTCTTAAGTCCCTCTCCGGCACCCTTGACCTTTCCTGTGAAGTCGATCCACATGATGAAGTCGTGGATCTTGTCAGAGACCCACTTGATGGCCTTGCCGACCAGATCAATTGGTGGTAGAAGGAGTTTTAGAATCTTCCCGCCGAGATCAAGCTTAGTGAACCACTGGTCAAACCAGTAGATCGCCTTACCTAGGACCTTCGTAATCTGGAATACACCCGAATTGATCCCGGTGAATGCCGGGAACAGGGCCTGTATGATGTGTGACGCTACGGTAAAGACAACCTGAGCAATCTCACCAAGGATTGTTGCAAAGATGTGGAAGACTGAGAACAGGCCTGTGAATGTCCACTCAAGCTTATCAGCAAAGTTATTTGTAATGATGAGCTTAGATGTGAAGTTCTCAAACGCCTTGGTGATGCGAACAAGACCTTCGGCACTAGCATTCATGAACACTCGGCGAAAGGCCGTACCGATCTGGCCCAGAACCTTAACAACTGCCCAGAAGATGTTCGCTAACCCCTGAACCAGAGCCGTCCTACCACCAAGATCCTTCCACATCTGTAAGAACCCGTTTCGGGCATCGGCACTGGATTTAATAACTGCGCCGAGCCAGTCGCCGATAGCGGTAAACAGATCTGATGCCTCTTCGAAGTCACCAAAGAGAATCTCGAACGTCTCGGCCCATCCGGAACCGATGGCTTCCTTGGTCGTATCTACTAGCTGGCTAAAGGTTCGGATCTTGGTTGCGGCGTCAAATGCTCCCTGAGCAAATTGCTTGAGCTTGTGCGCTTGCTCCTCAGAATAACCCATCTCAACGAGCTGAGCCTCAGAGAGGTCATTCGTTAGGGCAGTAAGGGTGGTCGTCATGACCTGGGCAGTAAGCCAGTCTTCCTTCAGTGATTCTCGGAAGTTCCCATCCTTAGCAATAGCCTCATCATAACCAGTACCCATCATTCGGGAGGTCTCGATAAGGGCATTCCTAAATGACTCACCGCCCATACCTGCCTGGACTAGCGAGTTCCAGTCCTGAAGGTGGACTGCGCCAGCCGCGATAGCCTGCGATAGCTGGGTGTATGCAGTGGCTGTCTGCTGGGCGGTTGAACCCGAGGCCGCTGCGAGGTTAGACAGACCCTTAATTGATGCCACAGATGTCTGAAGATCGACACCAGCTGCGGTGAACAGACCAATGGCGTGAGTCATGTCACTGAAGCTGTATACCGTCTTATCGGCATAGGTGTTCAGCTCGGCCAGGGAGGTCTTAACTTCACCGAGGGTAGTCCCCTTCTCGACTGTGTTGGCCATAATGGTCTGAATTGCTCTCATTTTGAGCTCATACTCATTAAAGCCGTCTTTAATGGTTCCGATGAAACCAGAGACAATGCTTCGACCAGCATTAAGAGCCGCGACACCAATTCCACCGAATGCGGTGACGGCAAGACCCTGCATGACGGTCATGTTCTTGCCGATATCGAGGGCCTTCGTGGCCAGATCGCCTAGAGTCGTATTCTTAGCTATCTCGCCGATTCGAGAAAGACCATCTGCAGCACCCTGCATCTTGAGGGAATCCTTGAGTCGGTCCATACTGGACGCGGATTCCTTGATCGCAGAAAGGAACTGCTTGTTGTTCATCTTGAGCGAGACTACCCGCTCGTCAATAGTAGCCACTACTTAGTGACCTCCTTCCAGGCCTTCTTCGCTATCTTGTCGAATACGGGCCTGATAGCGGGGTTGATGTAGTCTCGGCCGACGACATACCCGCCATTACGGGTACCGTGACCATATTGCAAGATGACGGCGATGTTTACGCCGTTATTTACGTGTGAGTTTGTCCAGGTGATCTTCCAGTTCTCGCCAGTTCTGGTGACTTCGTAGTTCCAGCTAGCTGCCGTCTCGCCCGACCTGGAGGGGGTCGCCGCCTTTAGAGCAGAAACCCCCTCCTTGCCGAACTGATTCATGATCAGAGCCAGGTCTAACTTCGTCATTCTGTCAAACCAATTCCTGGTGAGTTTCCAGTCTCCCTGGCTCTCGATCGTGATCATGATTTCTCCTAGACTAGAGATTCGGAGTAAATGTTGGCCACTCCGGAGACCATGCATCCGACAGCACCCTTGGCTAGAGCATCATCATACGCCTGCCTTGTCGGGCAGATGTGACCCCATACCGGTTTACCGAGGGCGGTGGTTCGGTTCCAAACCTCATCGCTGGCATCGAAGGACATACCGATGTAGTCCCATGGCTTGTGCCACTCGTTGATCCGGCCATCAGTTACCTGATCTGGATACGAGTATCCCCAGCACTTCCAACCATCCGCCTTCCACTGATTAGCCAGCCATCCGGCGTCGATGGAGAACTTCCAGATGATTCGACCGTGGGCATCAGAAGGGAAGAACTTCTTCAGCTCCTCCCACTGAACAGCGGAATACTTAGGATCGAGTACTGTAATGTGACTCGAGCCATATGCTGCGAAGTACTCCTCAACCGTCATGAAGGGCTCGCCCATAGTGGTGAACTTCTGGATCTCCGCCCATGTCATCTCGGTGACGGGGGTATCTGGAGCCGTCTTATCCACACGCTGGAGGGTGCGATCGTGGTTCAGGAACCAGACTCCATCCTTCGTCTTCTGACATGAGACCTCCAAAGCCCCTGCTCCGAACATAACCGCATTTGTATATGCCCGGATCGAGGCCTCAGGCCAGCTGACGGATCCTCCTCTGTGGGCGATCAGGAAGCCGCGAGTGTCCATCATGGTGTGTATATCAGAGTATCCTCTTGGTACGGCACGCATGGTAGACGGTTGTAGTTCTCCATTCCAGTATACAAATACCGGGTTGGAACTTCCAGAATCGGTAATCTCTATACCCGGAACAACTACGGCTGGAGGTTCTGGATTCTCTTCCTCAAGTTCTACCCAGGCATAAGCCTTAGCGCCGTACGAATCCTTCACTGACGAAGCCAGTGCTCCGATGGTCATCGACCACGAGGATCCTCGGTTACGCTTACCGCCTCTAGCGATTGGATCAGTACCTGGGGGGTACCATACTGGTTCGTCTCGAGAAGATGGTGCGTGATATTGTACGGCTACTAGATTTTTCTTGGTCTTATCGAGAGTGGGAATACCTGGTTGCCAGGTATGTATCTTATACTTGGATGCCCCGCCGATCGAGAATAAGACAAAGTTCTCTCTAGCATTGGTAGCGACGTCACTATTGAACTTAAAGTCGCCATCAAGATCAGCTTTTGTAGCCCGTTTTACAGCTACATACCCAGATCGCCCACCGGCGTCACGGTTGTATTGGAAATCCCAGCCAGCAGGAGGTCTGGCTTTGGTGTCTCCAAACTGTGAAGCATAGAATACAACTATAAGGTCGCCGATCTCAGCACCGGTACTTCGTAGCGAAGTAGTACCAAAACCATTAGCCTCAGATCCGCTACCAGTGGCTAAATGGACATGCAATCCTGGCTTAGGCGTCTCATAGACGTTGAAGTTATGGATAGTAATGTCTTGAGCCGTACCCGGAACCGCAATGGATGGCGTCCACATTGGATAGGCGTTATTTGGAAGTTCGAAGTCGAACTTGATCGCCGCATTAGTGCCGCCCCGGATATTCCAGGTAGTAATGAAGTCCTGTTTATCAGTCTTCTGCTTACCTGCCTGGAACCAGTTCGCTCTCATGGCGAGCTGGGTATCTCTATCCGCCGTATACGTTATCTCAACAGTCCACTTTCGATCACCGACGGTATAGGCAGCACTCTCGAATGGGGTGGAGCTGGATCCCTTTCGGATCAGTCGTCCGTCCCCTACTCGAGCGCCGTTACCTCCCCACCAGGATCCAATTACTGGGAATACGCTAGCCATTACTTGGCCCGCCTAACAATCACCGTCCCGGACGGAGTCCCAGCTGGTACAGGATCATCTGGTCCGAGGACGATCATCTTCGGAACCTCTGGAATCTTTAGATTGTCGACCTTCAGCTTGAGCTTCAGGTATCCCTTGAGCCACGGAATGATCAGCTCTCGGATCTCGGCGCCTGGAGGGTTCTCATAAGGGTTGCCAACTGGGTGCCACTGACCACCATTTTGAGGATCCTCGACCAGATAGCCATCCGTGACGTAAAGATGACTGATGGCGAGGTTGTCAGCCTTATCGAAGACCTTCTGGTAGTTCTCCGAGGTGACTGAGTGCACCACCGCCCACCAACGAGTGGATGGATAGGCCTTCATATGGTCCGGAAGAATCGGGGAGGTCGGATTCTCCTCGAGGAACTTAGCGGCCGTTCCCTCGAACATCATACAGACGTCGAAGTCGAGGTTACACACCTCCTGGGAGATGTTGGATCCGGTGTTGATCGCAATCACGAAGTCAAGGCCGTTCTCACGGCGGATCGTGTCAATAAGATCCTTATACCACGGAAGCCGATCCTTACGAGCGTCCCAGCCGTTGATGACCTCATCAAGAAAGACGCCCTGAACCAGGTCGCCATACCAATGCTTGGCTCGCTTCAGCTGCTCAAGGATGTATTCCTTGGTGAACTTGGCGGCATTGGGAATGCCTCGGTTATCCTCAGCATCCGGATTGATCGCTGCACCGTACTGAGTCTTGATGTAGAACAGAAGTTTCTTTGCTCCTGCGCCAAGAGCCAGCTCACCCTGCTTCTGGAAGTCTACCTCCTGCGCCTCCCAGTCGCCGCTGTTGCGGTTAAGGATAACGTATCCGAGGTTGTCCCGGAACTTCAGGGTCTGCGCCCACTTGGAGAACTGCCCTGGCTTTCCATCCTGGTAGTAGTCAGGCCAGTAGTAGGTTACCGGAGAGTAGTAACGTGCGCCGTTCTTGAACGGGTTGGTCTGTCGGAGTGCGTCTTCGACGTCAGCCTTCTCGCCGTATGTCTTGGCTGCCTCAGCCTTGGTGAGGTAGTTGTCGAGCTGAGGGGTAACCGCATCCTGACCGGCGGGGCCACGCTCTCCTGCAGGTCCGGGAGGACCCTGCGGTCCAGGAGGGCCAGCAGGACCGACCTCACCGTTCTCACCCTTGGGTCCTGGTTGGCCATTTGCTCCGGCGGGACCGGTAGGGCCTGGAAGACCGTTATCCCCCTTTGGTCCAGGAGGACCCTGAATTCCCGGATCTCCCTTCGGTCCAGGAGGGCCAACAGGGCCTCTCGGTCCTTCGGGACCAGGGACAGGGGTTCCGCCAGCTCCACCGCCAGCAGGTCCAGGTGGGCCCTGAAGGCCACGTGGTCCTTCTGGACCGGCAGGTCCACGTTCGCCAGCGTCACCCTTAGGTCCGGGAGGACCTGGGTCACCCTTGGGCCCGGTTGGTCCCTGTGGACCACGGGGACCAGGTACACCAGCTCCACCGCCACCACCTCCACCGCCGAACGGAAGCGGGGAGATCTCAGATGTAGGGTCGGCGGACATGACGTCAATAGTTCCACCCTGAGTCAGAGCAACGTGCTTGACGATGTCGAACTTGGGGGAATCTATGTAGATGGTGTGGGTCCAGGCGCCAGAGGGAGTTACTCCAGCGCCCGGAGCCAGCACCTCAATGTTGACAGCGCCAGCCTGGTCTGTCCGAACCATGTGCTCGCGCATCGAGACTGCGGCACCTTCGACTGTAGCCGTAGCGCCCTTCACGTCAGGAACGATTCGGACAAGAGCCCGACCATTCTCTCCTCCGGGAATAGTTCCCGTTAAAGTACAGTATGGCGCTGCCATTTTGAGCCTCCTACGGCTGTTCGGCCCTATCAAGCAGGGCGTTTACCTTGGTGTTTGTCTCGGCGCCGTAGACGCCATCGACCTCTGCACCGACAGCAGCCTGGACGGCCTCGACGGTCGCATCGTGAGCCTCCTCCGAGGCGTCACCCCAGATCCCATCCTGCTCGGTACCGACTACGGACTGCGTGAAGGCCACGCCGAAGGGGAAGGTCTTCCCGCCCCACTCGGAAGCCGCGGCAAGAGCGTAGCAGCGAGACCGAGTGTTCGGCCCGGCGACATTGTCGGGGGTCGCCCGGACTGCACGCTGCAGAGCACGGATGTCAGCAGGGCCAGCGGGAGCAGTATTGCTCGGAGAGTCAGTGTACGCAGGCCGGATCACATAAGCGATCGACTGATTGCGGACACGCCGCCAAACACCGTTCCCAGCAGACTGAGAGCCGTAGCTGCCAGACGAGGTGTTCCCCTCGATCGTCTGGAGCGTGCCTCCGCCAAGGTTCTTCTCGACGAAGCCCACGTGGTCCGTGCCGCCGCCGTCCCAGTCGTAGATGACGACATCGCCCGGTCGGGCGTCGTAAACTGATACGAAGTAAGCGTCAGGGTGCTGGCGGACCTTGTTGACGGTGTAGTCAGTGTTAAAGGAGAATCCTCCAATAGCGTCAATCTGCCCGCACTCGTCCAGACACATGCTGACGAAGAGCATGCACCACCAAACAGAGTCGGACGGTCCAGCAAGCCACTGCTGACCAGTTCGAGCTGCCCAGTATCGGCCAGCTTCGGATCCGGGCTGAGGGTCGTCTGGTGCATAGTAACCAATCCTCGCTGCGGCGCGAGCGAGTACGTTGTCTGCGACGCTCACTTCATCACCTCAGTAGTCTGGGAGACGTGAATCTCCTTGTCCTCCATGGGATCAGTTCCGATGTGGGCCTGCGGAGCAAGCGCCTCCTCGGGAATGTCTTCGTGACTGATCATTGTTATCCCTTCGAGCCAAGCTTAGCTCGCCTGGCTCTGTTGAGTTCCCGGTTCCGTTCCATAATCTCGGACTGGGACATCTTCTTATCGGGCTGGTTCTTTTGGTTGCATACCCGAATGAGTGTGAGTAGTCGGTTGATGTGCCATGTCTCACACTCGAATGGGATCTGGCAAGCGATCATCCAGTAGTAGATTAGCTCAGATGAGGTGTACTCGCCAGATCCAGACTCTCCACCCGTCTCACGGATGGTTGTTGCGGTCATTGTGTCGCCCATGTAGGCGCTGATGCGATCGACCTCGGATGGGGGGATCCTATCCAGGAGCGACGGGTCATACTCCTCATCAGTGATCATGCACTTGATGTAGAGGGCCATCTCCTCAGGGGTGACTTTGTCGTTCCCGATAAGGTGTTTATGGGTAATCGACTCCCATTTTGACAGCGCGACCAGGTTGTGCTCCAGGTGCAGGACTCCGCCAGGCATGGAGACAAAGGTGCCTGTCTCCTCGTCGAACCCGTCGAGATCCGGGATAGAAACTATAAGCATTGCAGGCACCGAGGGCCCAGGAGTCTAGGTCTCTGAGCCCCCGGTGTGGTATATCAGCCTGCGAAGTGAGCCTTGATCTCGTCCGGCAGGAGGAGCTTGGGCTCGGTGGCCTGAGCCACACCCTGACCAGCGTCGGCGCCGAACAGCTTGGCCTCGAGGGCCTTCAGCTTGGTCGCGTCGACGTCGAGAGACGAGATGGTCAGCAGCGAGGTGGGCTTGGCACCAGACACGTTGACCGGCGTGGTGGACAGCTCCCAAGAGAAGGAGATCGCCTCGGGAGAGTCGTTGACGGTCTTGTAGCCCTTCTCAGACGGAGAAGCCTTGCAGCCGTACAGGATGTGGAGCTTGTAGCCCTTGTCCTGACCAGCCACGTCGTCACCAATCTTGGTGCGATAGACGAGACCGAAGGCGAGTCGGTCCTGCTGACCGATCTTGACGCCCTTCGTCAGCGTGGCGGAACCGTCACACTGCTCAAACTCGTCGGGGTAGGTGTAAGCCTCGATGGTGGCCTTCAGCTTCTCGGCCGAGAGCATCGAGAGGTACAGAATGTTGTCAGCGTAGAGGTCAGTAGCCTCAGCGCCCTCGGGCTTCTCGGAGATGGCGGTAATACCATTCCAAGCGACACCCTTGCCGTAGGTCTTCTGGGCCGGGTCGTACACGTAGAGTGCACAGTGGTCGACACCAGTCTCAATACGGCGCTCACCAGTCTTGTCCCAGACAAGTGCAGCCATGTTAACTCCTAATAGTAGACGTCGAAGATGTCGTGATAGAGGTTGTCCGCTACGAGTCGAGACTCATGGCGGCTGAACAAAAGGTCCTCGATCTTCGTTCGTGTCGGGTCCTCGGGATGCCGGGCAATCAGAGTAACCTGGAACCGGTTCGCTTTGATATACTTGAGGTTGTCCGCGTACATCGGATCACCCGGATGCCGCTCGTATACGATACATGGATACGAGAGCTTCAGTGACGGGAGTGGTTGGTAATAGACCTTGTCCGACCCGAGGATCTCTACCAGCTTCTCATGGAGAGTTAGCCGTCGGTCCATTATACACCCCCGTCAACTCGAGAACCAGACGGGGGAACTTCAGTTCCACATAGGAGATTTTCCAAAGTCCCCCCATCCAGCGTACGTACTTGAGATTCTGGATGTTATCCGTTAAAAACCCATCAGCGATAATGCTGATCTGGTTACTGAGGTTGATACTTCCCAGAATCTCATCGCTGCTACCAAAGCGGCGTGCTTCACGAAACACATCGCCATAGTACTGCTTCTCGACTATTTTGTCTTCCCAAATTCCCGGCTCGGTCTGGACCTGTGTAGCAAATCCTATCTCACCGAAGAATTTGGCCATCTATCACGGCTCCGCGACGACGTTACCAGCCTCGGTCTTCCGCTCAACGATGATCGCCGACTTCGGGTGAGTCAGCGCACCGGAGAGACGGGTCTCCAGCAGGTAGTGGTACTGGTTGAAGCTAATGTCGAAGTCCTCAGCCGCGAAGAGCTGACCACCCTTGTCCGCACCGATGGTGTAATCGGACATATTGACGATGATGCCGAGGGCGTCGACAGTGCCGTTCTTGGTGGAGGCGCGCTGCAGACCCTTCATCAGCGGGACCTTGACGATCTTCGAGACGCCGACGTAGTCGGCAAGCTCGGAGACGCTGCGGAACAGACGGTGACCCATCTTGTCCTTGGGCAGCAG